CCGCAACACAATTGAAAACAATGGATTTCAAAGGCACAACCGAAGCATTGTCAGACTTATACGGTGGCGCAGCCGCACGCAATGCTGAAACATTCCAGGGGCGCATTGATCGCTTAAAACAAGCATTTGATGAAGGCAAAGAATCAATTGGCGTTGCACTGCTGCCGATCCTGGAGAAAATGATTGGATACATTTTTGAATACGGTGTGCCTATATTTAATAAATTTAAGGATGCATGGAATGTTGTGGCTGATGCCATTGAGCGCAACAAAGACAAGTTTTCAGAGTTTATTCAATTATTGCAAACCTATGTGTTGCCAATCTTAGGCACGGTTTTCAGTAAGATAACAGAGTTTGCAGGGAATGCAGTGGCATTCATAATTGATGTATTTGGCACAATCGCTGGAATTGTCACACCAATTGTGAATGGAATCATTGACAACATCAACCGTGTGATCCGAGGACTTAACCTAATAAAACCTGGACAAGATATTGCATACCTGAATCAAATTGGCGCAGCAGCAGCAACAAATGTTGGTGGCTATGGTGGGATTCCAACATCAGGATCAAGCGGTGGCACATCAGGATCAAGTGCTGGTGGATCATTTAGTGGATCATCAGGTGGGATTGGTGGTGGTGCTGGTGGATTAGGATCAAGCGGAGCAATTGGCAACGCAGCAGCCGCAGTTAATCTTCCTGATTTAGTTAAAAAACTGCAAGGCGTTTCAGACAAGATTGCTGAAACAACATTTTTGCTGGCAACTGATGCCATCACATCCAAGAGCGCACAAACATCTTTAAATGCATTGCAAAAACAATTTAATGTTTTAAGCAAGCAAGCGGATGCCGCACTGGGATTAGAAAATTTAGCAATGCCGCCACAAACCTATAATCCATTGAGTGGCACATTCGCTGGAGAAACTGGCAGGGATGCTCCAATCATCAATTTAACCGTCAATGGCGCAATTGATTCTGAGGGCACTGCAAGGACAATTGTGCAGAATCTAAATGATTCTTATGACCGCGGCACGGGCGGCGCAAACAATTTCAATGTCACTGGAAGTTATAGTAAATTCGGATGACAGTTTGGAAGCCAATTTGGCAGCTAAAAATTGACGGTGTTGATTACACGAATTTAATCCTCAGCAATCTAACAATAACTAGCGGTCGCACTGACATTTACAGTCAAGCCCAGGCAGGTTACTGCAACATTGAATTGATCAATTTAGATCAAACAAATTATCAATTTGAGATCAATCAATCGGTGACAATCTCAGTTAAGGATTCAACCAATACATTTGTGCCGATATTTGGCGGCACTATCTCTGATTTAACCCTTGCAGTGTCAGCCGTTGGATCGGTGGCATTCGCCCAGACTTACACAATCATTGCATTGGGTGCATTAAGTAGATTGCCAAAAATTATCACCAATGGAATTTTGGCTCATGATTATGATGGTGATCAGATTTATTCAGTATTAAGCCCAGTTTTATTTAATCAATGGCAACAAGTGCCAGCGGCTACAACATGGGCAGCCTACGACCCATCAACGCAATGGCAGAATGCAGAAAACACTGGACTGGGTGAAATTGATCGCCCTGGAGATTACGACTTAGCAGCCCGCACATCAAATCCAACTGACATTTACACTTTGGTTGCAGGGCTTGCAACTAGCGGGCTGGGTTATCTTTATGAAAATCCACAGGGTCAAATTAGTTATGCTGATTCAACACACCGCAGCCAATACCTAGCAGCAAATGGTTATGTTGCATTATCAGCAAATGATGCGGATGGTCGCGGCTTAACAATACGCACCCGCACTGGAGATGTGCGCAATGCAATCACCCTGGGTTATGGAGCAAATTCAAACAACACGGTTAGTGATTCTGATCCTGCATCAATTGCACTTTATGGCAATTTATCGCAACGCATTCAAACAACCCTGCACAATTTGGCTGATGCCCAGGATCAGGCAGCATTTTATTTAGAATTAAGAGCCTACCCATCAGCGCAATTTAAAGAGATTTCATACTCATTAACTAACCCTGAGATTGATGATTCTGATCGGGATAACTTAATCAAAACATTTATGGGGCAACCCGTTGAGATTTCAGATTTGCCATTAAATATGAATTCAGGTCAGTTTTTAGGATTTGTTGAGGGGTGGACATTTTCAGCTGCTTACAACGAGTTATCACTGACATTAACGGTTTCACCATTGGCTTATTCATTGCAAGCAATGAGGTGGATCAATGTGCCAATCACTGAGCAATGGCAAACAATCAATCCAACATTAGAGTGGCAATACGCCACCCTGGTTTCATAGAAAAGGAGAAAAAATGAGTAATCCAACAACACCGTTTGGCTGGCAAATGCCGACAAACACCGATTTGGTTACTGATCTACCCGCTGACTTTGAGGTTTTTGGTCAAGCGGTTGCCACATCATTGGCTGATTTAAATGGTGGCACAACTGGTCAGACATTAACAAAGGCGACAAACACAGACATGGATTTTACCTGGGCAACCCCTGCCGCAGGTGGTGGTATGACTTTATTAACTACTCACTCACTAAGCGGTTCAACATCAACAATTTCAGGAATTAGCGGAAGTTATAAATCTCTGTTTGGTATTATAAGTGGTGGAACAACTACTGCCACCGTTGGAACAAATTGGAAAATAAACCCAAACGGAAGCACAACAATAACAAGTGTTGCCACTACAGAAGCGGGAGCAAGTTATGATTACACGAGCACTTGGTATCTTAATATTTCAAATATAAAACCAACTGAAGGCAACAATGCTTGGTCATTTACAATAGACAATTATGCTTCAACAACAAGCCACAAGCCACTTAAAATGTCTGGTCAATTTAAATATTACGACAATACTCTTGGATCAACGAACGCCGGTGGTGGTATTCGCACGACCTCAGCAATTACATCTCTAGACTTTGTGACATTATCAGGATCATTTAATGGCGGCACAGTCCTACTTTATGGAGTAAATTAAAATGACAAAACCAACAATACAGATTCACAACATTGAAACAGGCGAAATCATTGAGCGTGAGATGAACACTCAGGAATTCGCCGAATACAAAAAAAGCGTGGAATTGGCTGATGATATGCATGCCGAAGCCGCAGAAAAAGCCGCACAACGCCAATTGATCCTGGACAAACTGGGATTGACCGCTGATGAAGCCAAGTTGTTGCTCAGCTAAAAATGAGTAATTTCCCGAAGGGCACACTGCCCCGCTTAATTGAGGTTGCACTCAATGAGGTGGGCACTGCCGAAACAGGCGACAATGAAACCAAATATGGCAAGCACATGAAGGCTGACAAATTGCCCTGGTGTGGGTCATTTTTGAATTGGTGTGCAGATCAGGCAGGTGTCAAAGTGCCAAATGTAGTCAGCACCCGCGTTGGGGCTGAGGCATTTAAAAAGAATAAACAATGGCATTCCACGCCTAAAATTGGTGATTTTGTGTTTTTTGATTTCATCATTGATGACAAAGTAACAATCAATCACATTGGATTGGTGATACGCGCATCAGATAAACAGATCGTAACTATTGAAGGCAACACATCAGGTGCTGGAGATCAACGCAATGGTGGCGAAGTTATGGTGAAATCAAGAAGTTTGGGAGCGCGTTCATTTGTTGTGGGTTATGGTCGCCCATCTTATGAGCCATTTACAGGTGTATTACCTGACCGACCAAAAGGAGAAAACAAATGAAGAATGCAAAAGCACTGGCTGCAAGTTGGTTGAGATCATACTTAGCGGCTGCAATAGCAGTGTTCATGGCAGGTGGAGATTTAAAAGCAATCGCAATGGGTGGCGTGGCAGCAATTGCGCCCGTCATTTTGCGCTATTTAAATCCTGCGGATGTAGCGTTTGGCGTTAAAGGTAAATAATGTTCAAACTGATTGGGTTGATCTTAATTGCATCAACCCTATCGGGCTGCGGCTACCAGGGTTGGATTCGCTACCCATGCCAAGAGTTTGAAAACTGGCAAAAGGCTGAATGCAATCCCCCGCAATGTTTAGCAGTTGGACAATGCACAAAAGATTTGATCCCCGATTCAATAGAGGAAAACAATGCCACGCACGCGATTGACCGCTGAGGAATTACACGCCAGGCTTATTGTCACAATTGGCATCATCCTTGCAATCGTATTTGCTGGCTCAGTGTTTTCATTGTTGTATGCATTCTTATTTATCACCCAACCATTAGGCGAGCAAGCCCCAAATGACAAAGCCGCCATTGATTTGGTTTCAACTTTGTGCGTGTTTCTAACTGGCACACTTGCAGGGATTGTTTCAGCTAATGGATTAAAAACAAAGGATAAGCCAAAAAGCAATCCATCAGCCTAATGCGTGGCTCAGAGTGATTGCATCCTGGATGATTGGGCTGGCAGGTAAAAGTGCCAAACTGGGCACATAACCTTTTAAGTGTTTTAGGTGAATAGCCAGGCGATTTGCATCCTGCTCAATTAACAATTCAGGGGTTAATGCCTTAACTGGGATTGATGATGGTTGTTTAAGCCATTCAATGTTTTCATCAAAGAGATTTGATGCCCTTGTCACCTGCCCAAGTAATGAGGACATTTGATCACCGTTGATGTATATCTCAAATTTGCGCACATTGGCTTGATCCCGATCCCCTGGCTCAGATGCAGACATCTCAATCAGCAAATCCCCTGGGTTAATTACCCTTGCATCCTCACCGAATACAAAGGCACGCATACGGGATTTAAAATTTACTTCGGTGGTTGCCCGAATTCGACCTGATGAGTTCATAAATCCCCGTTGATTCATGTCCACTGCCGTGTCAGTGCTTGACCAATGTCAGTGCTAGCACTTACC